TAAGGATCGAGCATCAATGCATTGAAGGGCTTCCAATACATTTTGATGTCTCCATGGACTTTGTCTTTCGAGTAGTCCATATAGAGGCCGATTATTGCAAGCCCAGTCTTTAAGCTATGTTCAAATGCTTCTGAGATAATGTAGTCGGCATTGCATTTATCATAGACATAGTAGAGCACATTCGAGAATTGGTCAGCTGTTTGAACGTCGGAGTCTTCAACGGGTGTGCATGTTGTTGCGGTGCGGTTTTCTCTTTCGTATCCGGAATAAAGATTGACAACCCTTCTAATCTTGTTAAGCTCTAAAACCATTCGATTTTGGCGAATAAGCTTTGTCTTCTCTAAATTAGTCCAGTTATCCCCGGAATATGCTCTTAAATCTCTATACGCAGCAGCGTACCAAACTCCCCATGTGCGATAGGCATCATAGAAGAATTGATTGAACTGAAAGACCTTTTCGTTATTAGTTCCCGCGCTGGAAACGTATGATGCCATTTAGTCTCTTTGTAGAATTATTTAGAGCCACTCTTTACGAAGACGCTGCCAGTCTTCCGCGCTCATTCCCGCTCCGCAGCCGCTCTTTTGAACTGCTTCGGCTGCATAGATAAGCGCTTTTGATCCGTGCGACGCCCAGTCGTGATAACTTTTTTCCCGGTAGCATCCCAGTTTTTCGTTCCATTCTTTCCTGAAGTTTTCTACTGCCTTGATTCCCTTCTCGCATTTGGATTGATCGAAGAAGAATCGAGGAAGCATGTTTCGGAGACACTCAATACCAAACATTTCATTCGTGTCTCTTTGGAGGACGTCTATCTTTAACCCCATCCCGCGAGCGATATCCACCAAGCTTTTACCAGTCTGAAGCGATCGAGAAGCTGCGTCATGAGGGAAGAAATGCTTTTCAAAAATGTATTCTTTTTTCCTAAGCCAGTTAACATAGTGAGTAAGTGGCTCATCAGAGTTTTCGTAATAGTCAATGCAGTGGATTTCATTTCCGACGATCTGAAATACCCAAATAGCATTTGAATCTCCAATACCAATATCCCAAGCGGAGTAAGTTTTGGCGGCGGCATCATGAGGAACGTAGCAGATTCTTCGTTGTTGTCTTGCTTCAGAGATAAGTCGTGCAAAGTAAAACCCTTCATTAGCGGCTTCAAAAGCTTCTTCAGGGGTTGAAGGGTATTCCCTCTTCATATAATCCCCTTGTGTCTGTAGTTTTTTAACGTACCAGGCTTTTTGTTCGTCGCTTAAAATTATTTCTTTACCCTTTAATTCTTCAAAATAGTCGTTCATCTCTTTAGAAATCAATACATTTTTTGAATCAATTTTGTAATCTGGATGTTCCCACCAAGAAAAGAACCAAAGCTTCCAATCTAGTGGCCCAATTTGAGCACCTGAATCTTGCAAATTCTGAGCTGATTTGCAGATGTTAAAAAAGTGGCCTTCCCTACCCCTTGCTGTCGATTCGATGCAGACGAATTGACCTGCTTGAACAGCGTTAAGAGCCCCAGAGATAATTTCATTTGCTTTAGTAGGATTTTCCTGGCAAATCTTAGCGAATTCTGTGATGTGAAGATACTGAAGCGTACCCCCTCTAAGCGTCGTAGCAACTCTGAAAACACTGCCATTGGAAAAGCGCATTTCATGAACGTTGTCTCTGTACGCGTGGCACATGTCTCTAACAAATTTTGGAAGATTGTCATAGGCGAATTTAACCTTATCGATAAAGATTTCCCGCGCAACGTTTTTACTATCAGCAACGATCGCGGCATTAACGTTTTTGTTGAATAGGCAAGTGTCTAAGAAGAGAAGCGCGTGAAACGTCGTAACACCCAATTGCCGGGCCTTTAAGACTATATTGAGGTTGTGAGAACCATATAGTGCCATCTGAGCCCAATTAGGCTTAAAATTGACTATTTGGCCTTCTTTGTCTTTGATTTTATAAAGATTTTCTAGACGCCATTTTTGATCAGCTAGAAGGCGGAACGCCTCTTCTTGAGAAAGTGTCATAAAATTATTTCTAACAACTAAAATAATTTATGTACAACATTTATGTTGAATAAATATTCACCAACCGCTTACATATCTTTAAAACCCGAGGAGATTTATCCAATGAATGACATGACTCTATCTACCGCTAAGCCACTTGAAAGAAGGGAAAAAGCCTATGAAAACAATGGCATAAAATATGCCCGGAAATACCCTGAGCGATTTAAATCAGAAGAATTAAAAACAATCGAAACTTTTTATTTAGCAATCAATAAAGACCACCCCGATAGGCTAGAGAATAGATGGGGAAGGTAGTTTTATTTTATGGCCTTTCCCTTATTCTTGTGCCGATGAGAAGGATAAAAAAACTTAGGAATTTCATCACCTCAAAAGTCAGCAATGTTAAAACTGCATAAAAAGATTGAATTTTGAAAAGCAAATAGCATTCAAATATTAAAGCTATTCCAATAAGAAAAAGCGGACATAATGGGATTGTAATCTTCATTTTATATTTCCTTTGAATTACTCGCCAAATAATTATCTATAGCTCCAATTCTTAGTGTCTTCCCATCCCCAAGGGATTGAAGGCTCAGGAATCTTCTGCTCTTCCTCTTTTTTTTCTTCTGGGAAATGTCTAGGAGGCTCGTAAATTGGGCTTAGAAGTGGATTCATAATTACTCCGGAGGGAAAGGCGGAATACCGCTTGGAGGTTGAGGGGCTGGATTATTTATATCTAGAGACTGTCCGACGAGCGTGAATTCGCCTCCTTGAACCCAAGGAGTGTAACTACGACCATCCACAGGAACAGCATTGCTATCGCAAAGAATAAAAGTGTCTGTGGTGCAAAGCTGAACCATGAATTGAAGGTTATTGAGTTGATACATCCCGGTTGCAAGGGCGATAGGGAAGCTATAAAACTTTGTAGCGCGAATAAACTGTCCATTTGATAATCCATGATTTGTGATTGTTACGACTATAGGAAGGGTATTTGTAATACCCTCGGGAACCATTTGTTCAACGATAAAATGCGAAGGAGATGAATCAGGATTATTTGGTGGAGGAGACTCCGGATTAGGAGGAGGCAAACTCATGATATCTCCTGTGATTTATAAAGCTCTTCTAAAAGATCAATGACATCAGGCAATCTCATTTGATAAGGGTCATTGCCATGTTTTTCAATTTTTTTTATTTCCTGTACAATAGAAACACAGGCATTCTTTACATTCTGAAGTGCTTCAATTGGTGGAATTGTCCATCCAGGCCATGTCATAAGACTTCTCCTTTACAAAAATTCATAATAAGTAACAAAGTAAAAGAAAAACAAGGATTAAAAAATGAAAGCAAAATTTGAAAAACCTCTAAAAACTAAACCAGAAACAAAAAACTCTATTCAAAATTCTTATGTTCTTGGCACAAAGAGTTCAAAGACTCCCAAGCCCAAATCCCTGACGCCGATGAAGAAGAAGTAATCTTGCTAAAGAAGAGTTCTCCAGCTCCCCACACAAGAAGATAACCTTCTTCTCTATTAACGCTCTTTAAAAGCTTTTGCCCTTCATCGATCAATGCTTCTCTATCATCCAATAGCTCGCAAGGGATTCTTTTCCCCTGCGAGACGCTTCCATCTAAAAAGAAAACTTGAGCCCAAACTTTAATTTCCATCTATTTTAACTTCTTCAACGGAAGCTTCAATTGCTGGCTGCTCTATTTCTTTTGTTTCGATTTGAGGAGGCTTTGGTTTAGGATTTGCCAAGAGAACAAAATCTTTTCCTTCTCCAGCTTCAACCGCTTGGACTTCCACGAATTGAAAACAAGGGATAATGGAGTGTAAAAATGCGGTATATTGCTCTTCTATCATTAATAAAAAAGCTTTTGGTTTTGATTGATCACTCATTGCCATCTCCTTCTGAAATAATATCTTTGATGTTTGCGTCCCACTTAAGTTCCATTTCATTGATTACTCGCTGCATCTTGATCATTTCTACCCAAGAATCAACTAAACATTTAATATATGGAAAGTAACTATTACAGCTGCCTTCAAATTCTTTAATCTTTATTTGAAATTCTTGATCGTAATGCTTGGCTAAGCTTATCGTGTCTTTCGGATATCCATCTGAACAACTCATTTTAATTCCTTTGTTAAATTAACACTTACTGTTTAACTTTGAAAACGCATAATGTTAAATTAAAGAATTTAATGAAAGAAATATTTTGAAATTTGGCAATTTAAAATTATTCTTAGAGGCGCGCTACTGATTAAGGTAGATTTCTTCACAATAAGGACATATGAGGAACGTAAAACCCCAAGAAGTTTCCGGATTAATAAAAACCATATTTCCTGCGCATCTCTGGCATTCATATCTCACACAGTTACACTCTAAACAATGATGACCACATTCTTCGCATTCTCCTGACATTGTGATTTTCTCCAAATTTAGACTATTCATTTTTTTTCTTTAGCTCTCTATGAATCAGTTGCAAAATCCATCCTGTTCGGGTAATGCCGACCTGATCAGAAACAATTTCATCAATTTCATCTATCATTGAGGAAGGGATGCGGAGGTTAATGAATTTCCATTTCTTGTCTTCTGAAATTTCTTCTTTAACAGGGGCGCCCTTATCAATTAACTTCTCAACATCTACTGCTTTATCAGTTGGCATCTTCACCATAAGTACATCCTAAACCCATTTTATGTATTAAATCTAGACACTTTTTGAACATATTACATCTCATGACGATACATTGCAAGTACATTTGTTGTATATGAAGTCATAAAGAGCT